TAGGTAAAAAAGCATTTATTGATAAATATGGTACTGAACAACAATTAGAAAAAAACATGAGAGAGAGGATAGAGGAATGGGATATAATTCAAGCGGATATTTTTTAGTATGGAGAAAGATTTGGAAATCACCTGTATTTAAAAATTTAAAACAATGTGCAATTTGGATTTATATGATTAGTCAAGCAACGCACAGAGATAAAACTTTAAATTTTTTAGATAACAAAATATTTGTAAAAAAAGCAGAGCTGATTTTCCCTTTAAGAAAAAATGCTGAGATTTGGGGTATTACATATTCTGAAATGCGGACATTTATCAAAAGGTTAAAGAATCGTAAGATGATCAATGTAAGAATACACCACCTTTTACCCACCGCTAACCACCCTAGCAGAAAAGTAAGTATAATTGAGTGCTTAAATTATGACAAATATCAGTACCTGGAGGAGCAGCAACCACCTCAACACCAGCTATCGCCTGATACTAATACCCTATTAACTAAAGAATCTATTAGTATAGGGTCAACCAAAGATGTGAATAGTGGGTATAAAATTGTAGGTGAATGGGGTCATTATACAATATTAGAAAAAGATGGTAAAAAGTACCAAAAGCATAAGTTTAAAAAAGAGCCAATAGTTGAATATGAAGGCAATACTTAGAATATTTAGATTCGCCAGAAAAAGATTGATTAAGCTTTCAATAGAAAATAAAATGCTGAAAACCCAGCTTGAATACTATAGAGCTATAATTGAATCAAATACACATAAGAAACATTAATGGCAAAAAAAAAGTCAAAATTCAGACACATTTCAATAAACAAGAAAAAGTTTTATTTTTATGAGATTAAGTGGTGGGATATTTTAGGGGATAGTGGCCATGCAAGCTCTAAAGAGTTTGATAGTATGAAACCAGCTCTAATGACTACTACAGGTTATGTTTACTCAAAAGACAAAAAGCATTTAAAAACTTTTGCAAGCTATGATGATAATGAAGAAAGTTTTAGTGATAGAAATGTATTTCCTATTGGTTGCATAAAAGAGTTAAAAAAGATAGAAATATAAATTATGGAATCTGACATAAATAAGACTAAAATTAAGAAACAATTAGGCAGACCTACAAAAGACATAGATCAAAAAGTTCTTGCAAACCTTAGCCAAATAGGATGCACCCAGGAAGAATTAGGCAGCATTTTAGGTGTGTCAGCTAGAACATTACAGCGTAGATTTGCCGATTTAATTGAAGTTAATAAAAACAAAGGTAAAGCTAGTTTAAGAAAGAAAATGTATGAGAAAGCTATGAAAGGTAATGACAAGCTGCTTATCTGGTTAAGTAAGAATTACCTAAACATGGTTGACAAAGTACACACCACATCTACTACAGAACCATTGCCATTAATTATTGAAGCTAAAGCAGAAGATGTTACAGAGATAAATGGCAAAGAAAAAAGGTAATGTATATGGACAAGTAGTTGTCTATGAGAAAACTTATAAAGGTACGTCTATTGGGAGGCGGCCTAATACCAGCTCAATGAACAAAAACCGCAGACGTAGTTTTAAAAAATACCGAGGCCAGGGTAGATGAAAAGATCAAACTTTTATCCTAATGGAGAGTTTATACCACATAAGATGCCACAAGATTTTAGACCAGCAGCTAGAGGACAGGGCAGCTGCGGTTCTTGTGGGTTGTTTTCAAGAAGGCATGGATTTTGTTTTATGTATAAAACAAGAGGTGTAAAAGATACTTATGTTTGCAGCAAGTGGAGACCCAGGACTCTAAGATAATGGAATTGATCATTATGAATGACGGAGCTTACTCTCTTGTTCAAGTGACAAAAGAAATGTTAAGTCATATTCATATTGTTTCTAATGTTGACTGCTTTTCTTTATGTGAGATTCTTAGACTAGAACTGACAGAATATTTAGACACACCAATTAATCTACACATGATGAAAGATGGCTCAGGTTACTTTTATGGGTGCATTTGTAGATAATAAATGATATTTAGTTTGCATGGCTAAATACAAAGGAAGATCAGTAAAACTTAATAAAGTACAGCGTGGAGATGTAAAAAAATTTAAAGTTTTTGTGCGAAACAGAAGAACAGGCAGAGTGCAAAAAATTAATTTTGGAGCAAAAGGTATGAGCATAGGTCGTAATGATCCAGCAAGACGTAGAAGTTTTTTTGCTAGATTTAGACCTATTTTAGCAAAAGTGCGTGGGCAAAAATCTTTGAGTCCTGCTTTTTGGGCCATGAGAACTTGGCGCAAAGGATTTAGATTATGAAAGTAAGTGAAAATACAAATATCCAATTACCATTAAGAAATTTAATTTCTATAATAGCAGCTGTTGCTCTTGGTGTTTGGGCTTATTTTGGAGTCATAGAAAGATTAAATACTATTGAGACAAATGGTAAACTAATGATAGCTGATGTAGAAAAAAATACAGAGTTTAGAATTAAATGGCCAAGAGGTGAGATGGGTTCTTTACCAGCGGACTCAGAACAATTTTTATTAATTGAAGATATTATTGTTGATGTAGAGAAGATAACAGCAAGGGTTGATGAAATGATGAATAATAAAGTCAATATTGAGAGATTAATAAAAGATGTAGATAAAATTGCTGAACAGTTAGAGATATTAAAAGATAAAGTAAGAGCCAATGGGAGTTACACTAAATGACAGAAATTGTAGTAGCTTTGATAATGATGCTTAACGGAAACATGATTGAGCATACTTACAAGGAAAAAATGAGTGATTGTTTAAAATCAAAAAGAATTGCAGAAAGAGAAGTAAGACCTGACAGAGTACAATTCTCTTGTAAAAAAGTAGAAGCAATTACAGAAATTTACCAAGGCAGAAAGAAGATTTTAAAAATAAAATAATTTATGAGTTTTAGAAATGATAGATTGGATTTTACGAAAGATAGAAAAAGTATCAAGATCAATATTCCATTGGACATGGAGAGTACAGGTACACAGAAAATATTACAGGAAAAAGAAATAGATGAAATGGATTTTAGTTGTTGTTATGTGTTCAAGTTGGCAGAATATATGTCTCGACCCTTATGTATTTAAAGACAAATATGATGATGTATATTCATGTATGATAGATGGTTACACAAAGGCTATCGAAAAAACTGAGGAGATTGGAAGAAAAGAAGTCAATGCACATAAAATATATATAAAGTTTGATTGCTATGAAGATTCTACTTACAAAACCCCAGCATCAAATAAGCCAATCGAAAAAGCGATTTCGAGTATTAATATCAGGTAGAAGGTTTGGTAAAACATATCTCGCTATAACCGAGATGATGAAGTATGCAGCAAGACCTAATCAAAAAATTTGGTATGTAGCACCAACACTTAAAATGGCTAAAGATATATGTTGGTCAAATCTTAAAGAAGTATTGAGTCAGTTTCATTGGATAGAAGATATTAACGAAACCACATTAACTATTACAGTAAGAAAGACAGGCAGCACAATTAGTCTTAAGTCTGCTGATATGCCAGATTCTTTAAGAGGTACAGGATTAAACTTTTTAATATTAGATGAATTTTCTGACATAGATAAAAGAACCTGGTTTGAGGTTTTAAGAGCTTCTGTAGCTGACACTCTTGGAGCTGTATTAATGTGTGGATCACCTAAAGGATATGGAAACTGGAGTTATGAAATGTTTGTCAAAGGCAAGACAGACCCAGAGTGGGATAGTTTTCAATTCACTACTTTAGATGGTGGTATGGTTACAAAGAAAGAAATAGAACAAGCTAAACAAGACCTGGACATAAGAACATTTAGACAAGAGTTTGAAGGCACTTTTGAAAACTATGCAGGAGCTGTCTATTATAATTTTCATCCAGTTGAGTCTGTTGTAGATAAGAAAATAGATTGGACAAAACCTTTACATATTGGAATGGACTTTAACGTAGATCCAATGTCAGCCTGCGTGGCCCAAGTAGAAAAAGATAAGGTATATCTATTAGATGAGATAGTAATTTATTCAAGTAATACTGATGAAATGTGCCAAGAGATAAGAGATAGATATGGAACTAAAATGAAAATATTTATTTATCCAGACCCTGCTTCAAGACAAAGAAAAACAAGTGCTGGAGGTAAAACAGATTTATCTATTTTACAAAACGCAGGATTCCAGGTTAAAGTAAAACATAGACATCCAGCAGTTAGAGATAGAATAAATGCTGTGAACTCAAAGCTGAAAGACTCAAATGGCAACAGATATATTTTCATTAGCAATTCTTGCAAATATCTTATAAAAGGATTACAAAGACAAACATACAAGGAAGATACAAATATTCCTGATAAAGAGGATGGGTTTGATCACATGAATGATGCTTTAGGCTATATGATTGATTATATAAAACCTTTAGTAGCACAAATGCCTAGTTCTCTACCAACAAGATGGAATATAAAAGGAAATTATGGCATACACAAGAGACGAGGCACTAGATACTCATAAAGATTATGACGAAACAGTAAACCTTTGGGAGTATTACATTAGAAGTTATAATGGTGGCTATGATTACACTTTAGGTCAATATTTAAACAGATATAATCTTGAATTAGATAACGAGTTTAATCAAAGACTTTCTAACACTCCTTGTGACAACCATTGTAAAAACATAATTCAAATTTATTCATCTTTTTTATTTAGAGTAAAGCCATCAAGAGATTTTGGCAGCATGGCAGATGAACCTAGCCTGGATGCGTTTTTAGCAGATGCAGATTTAGAAGGTAACAGTTTTAACAATGTAATTAAACAAGCACAAAACTATGCCTCTATTTATGGTCATGTTTTTATGATTTTAGATAAACCAGCAGTTCAAACAAGAACAAGAGCTGAGGAACTAGATCAAGATATAAGACCATACGTTTCAATAGTAACACCAGAGAATGTATTAGATTGGAATTTTAAAAGAGAACCAAATGGAAAGTATGTTTTAGATTACCTGAAGATAAGAGAAGAAGTAGATAAACATGGAGGTACATATTTAAAAATGTGGACTCCTGAAAGAATAGATACCTTGTACCAAAAAGATAGACTAGACCCACAGGTGATAGATACTGCCGATAATCAGATTGGCAAAATACCAGCAGTTATTTTATACAATTCTAAATCGCATAAGAGAGGAATTGGTCAATCTGACCTGACCGATATAGCAGATATACAAAAAGCGATTTACAATGAATATTCAGAAATAGAACAATTAATTAGATTAACAAACCATCCATCATTAGTTAAGACTCCAAGTGTAAATGCTAGTGCAGGAGCAGGAGCTGTTATAGAAATGCCAGAGGAAATAGACTCTAATTTAAAACCATATCTATTGCAGCCTTCAGGCCAAAACTTAACTTCTATTATGGAATCAATAAATAACAAAGTTGAATCAATAAATAGAATTGCACATACAGGAGCTGTAAGAACAACTAAACAACAAGTGTCATCAGGAATAGCATTACAAACAGAATTTGAATTGTTAAATGCTAGACTTTCTGAGAAAGCTGATAATTTAGAAATAGCAGAGGAGCAGCTGTTTAGATGTTATGCAATGTTTCAAAATACTACATTTGACGGAGAAATAAATTACCCAGATTCATTTAATATTAGAGATTATGCTTCTGATCTAATTTACTTCCAACAAGCAAAAGCAATGAATATAGGATCACCTACATTTGAGAAAGAAGTAGATAAAGAAATTGCAAGAGCAGTAGTAGATGATGATGAAAAGTTAAATCAAATATTTGAAGAAATAGAAACTAAGTCTGAAGTAGGTGAATTTACACAAGACGAACCGCAACAAGAAGATCAAGAAGTTGAGCAAGAGCAGATTTAATGAATGTCAGATATTGTAAAAGACGCAACAGAATATAGAATTAAGCAAATAGAAATTGCTGAAGCAAGATATTATCAAACATTAGTAGAAACATTAGATAGGATAGAAAGAGAAGTAGTTTTATCAGCAAGTAGATTACCTTTAACAAATGGTAAATTAATAGAACTTCAAGCAGCTATAGCAATAAGACCACAGATAAAATCTATTCTTGAAAGAGAGTATTTGG